TCATAAGGTGTTGGATCATACGTCAGTTCGTTTGCCATAAGTGGTGGTTACTTCTAGGTTGCCCAGACCAACGGTCTCGACACGGTTTTCATTTCCAAGAGACGGCCGACCAACTTTGATGCGGCGGGCATACTTATTGGGGTTGTCAGTAAACTCTGCCTGTACTTCAGGCGGGAGTGGGTTGCTGACCGGGGGGTTCTTGACTCGCTTGGGGCGGCTGGGGGATACCTTGTCCATTGATCATTTCGAGGGCTTGTGGGTTCTTTGAAGGATCCATCAGAGGAGTAGCAGCAAGAGCAGCGGTCTGCTTTGTCATCTCCATATCCTTCTGCATAGCAATCTGCTGTTGCATCTGTTGTTCCTGCTCCTGCATAGACTTGATCAGGTTCAGAACATCAATACCCATCGACGCTGCATAACGTTTGACAGCTTCGTTAGTATTGATCTCTTTACCCAACACTTCAGGCCCAAGCGTTTGGGCAAGAGTCTGCAGGAAAGTGGCCAGAGATTCACGATCCTGCCCACGACCAAGGGCATTGATACCAGCCACAATGGTGGGAGTAACAAGACCTTTGGGGAGCTTAGGAATCTCTTGGTTACGCTGCATTACTGCAAGCTTACGGTTCTGATAAGGTATCAGGAACTCAACAGTAAGAAGGGAGAATAGTCCCCCCAACTGTGATTCCAGCTCCATCTGAGACATGCGGACTTCTTCGGCTGTAGTGCGTTCGCTTTGCCGAACATTCATTACAAGAAAAGCTTCACTGATCCTACGTTCAAGAACGGAGGCAACATCGAAAGCTGTTTTGAAGTCTGCTGTCTTACCAACAGTGATTGCTTGGATGTCATCAGGCCTGCCCTGCACAATGGCACCGTTGCCAGCAGCAGCGATGGTCTGTGGTTTGGTGGTAGAGCTGGGGGACACAGTGAAGATCACCTTTGCTGCCACCGCAGAGCCTTCTACGAGGGCCTGCATCAGGGCTTCAAGGGAACGTAGGTCTCCAAGGAACTCCTCGACTCGGCCACGCCCGTAGGCTTCACCGTCGATGGTGTTGAAGCGAAGGACAAGCCAAGGACTTGCATCGAGAGGAGCTTTACCGATTGAGGTAGGAATGATCTTGTCGAACACTTCCTGGTGCCATACCCATCGGTTGTTATCACGACGGATATAAGTGTAAACATCTACGTCCTCTGAATTCTCAGAGCCGTCATCCCCAACGGGATTAGGTGCCTGATCTTTGAGGATAGGTAGAAGCTTACGACTGATCTTTTCTTTGGTTACGATTTCAATGACATTACCGTTGCCATCTCGTTCTACAACATAACGATTCAGCGGATAGAACTTGAGGTTATCTTTGCCCATATAAACCAAGCCGTTACCGCCTACCACCAAATGCTTGATGGCTTGGTGGATAACGACTCGATCACTAGAAGCAGCAATGGAATCCATTACTTGGCGTTCCAGCTTGGCAAAGCTCAGATCAATTTCAGATCGAGCTTCAGCAGGAATGTCTTCCCCAAGTTTTGCATCGTTGACCTGTAGCTTAAAGAAGCTGGTCTGTGGAGGCAGTAGAGCTAGCATCAACTTGGATGCCAGAGTGACTACACCTTTTGCACCAACGCTTTGCCAGGGTGTCTTGATGCGACCACGACCACCACGTTGGTTATCGTCATCTTGGTTGATGAGAAACGGGAGGGTCAGCTGAGAACACTGTTCAGCTACGTCAAGAAACTGTGAACGGTCTTTAGTCAGGTAATCGTACCTGCTTTTTGCTTTCATTAGAGTAGACCTTTAAGGTTAAGGCCAACGCCGTTTGATACAGTCTGGGCTTTGATCTTTAAGGCGTTTGTACCTTGTGTTGCTTTACCCGACTTTTTCCACGAAGACTTGTTTGGCCGGAAACCAAGGGCATTGCCAGACAAACGATCTCCGTATGAAGATTGAGCCGATGGAGTAGAACTGGGTCCAGGCATGGGCGGCTCTTCACCAAGACCATCTCCAATACCTGTTCCTGTGCCAGTGCCAGTGCCAAAACCATCACCTGTACCTGTTCCATCACCAAGTCCATCACCAGAGCCAGAGCCAGTGCCAAAACCATCACCTGTACCTGTTCCTGTACCATCACCAAGTCCATCACCAGAGCCATTCATGCTAGGACCAGAGTAGTAACCAGCATTCACATTGTTCTGTGGTTTGATCTGAAGCTGAGGGGCTCCATTGTAAGAACCAAAGACTTGCTGACCACGAGGGATCCGGCCAGTACCTTGAGAAAAAGAATTGGTGTCGTAGTTAAAACTACCCTGGCCTTGAAGGATAGCTTGGCCAATAGCACCCCTGCCGTAGTTAGCATAGTTTCCAATGCCAAAACCAAGGTTTGCCATGCTTGTTCCAAACATCGTCCCATTGTTGGTACGAGTATTCAGCAGGCTGTTGTAAGCAGCATTCCCAAGTCCAATAGGTGCCTTGTTGTTTGATGCATACTTATCGTTTACTTTGTCCAGCTGGCGAATGATCTGGTCGGTATCTTTTCCTGTCTCCTTAGAGATCTTAAGCAGTTCGTTCTTGCTGATGTTTCCATTGGAGCCCGCATCTCTAATGGCTTCTCTTACCGATGGTGAGTTATTGTTGCCGGAAGACATACCTCCACCAGATGACCCTCCACTAGAGGAAGACATACCTCCGTTGTTGCTGCCTCCATTATTGCCGTTGGACATTCCACCGCCGCCACCGCCGTTGGACATTCCACCGCCGCCACCGCCGTTGGACATTCCACCGCCGTTGTTGTTGTTATTGTTTGAGGAACCACCGCCTCCCATTCCACCCATTCCACCCATTCCACCCATTCCACCCATTGGCATAATAATACTCCTTTTGTCTGTACTTAGGTTAGATTAAATCGGCCTACATTATTGTCCCCATAGTCCAAGGTTAACTCCTCGCCTGGGGAAATGTCTCTGATTGCGTAGTGTCTAATTAGATTGTTCACGTAGTCAATCTCATAGGCCGCATTGGCGTTGGGACTGTGGTTATACAATCCTGCATAACCCATCCCAATCAACATGCTTTCATCACTGAGCCAGTATGTATATCTGTCACATTCAGGTGCTGCCTCAGCTTGTTCATTAGGAACTTCAAAATACGGCGATTCCTCAAGTAGGTCATACTGGTAGATGTAACTAGAGGCAAACACTCCCCATCTGTGTATCGAAGATCTTTGGATAACTAGGGCAGGGTTCCTACGTAGCTGGTTTCGCACAAGCGAAAGATCACTTGGCCTTGTCATTCCTCTTCTATTCGATGGGTTATCCATTCGACCACTGACCGTTGACCACTCTTGTACATGATCATGTTCACTGAATCGTTTGGTTGAGGCAGGAACTGAGGGAAGTTATCCTCAAGCTCCTGCACGAGTCGCTCAACCGTAAGGCCGAGGTTAAGCGTATTGTGGGAGGTTTGGATTTGCATGTTCAAAGAAAGCAGGCATACGAGCTCGCCGTGTGTCAGAAAGTTCGGGGGCCTTACCTTCGTACATCAATCGATCACTGGCATCCAGCCAAAATTTTTTGCTTAGATATTTGTCAGGGTTAGACGCCTTCAGTGGCTGCATCACCCAGTTGATAGTTGCCTTACGCAATTTGTCAAGAGATGGACTGATACTAAGCCCCAGCTCACGACAAACCAGGCTATTGGCAGCAACGTGTACTTGTTCATCTCGGCTTATATCGGCTGATACTGTTCGTAGGCCAGCGTCACCGTTAAAACGGAAAAACGGCAATAGGACAAAGAAGATCGCACGTTCAGCGACAAGGGCTTTGGTGATAGTGTGATCTCCATGTTCAATCCACGCGGTACGAAGACGCTTTGCTTCTTCTTCAGCCACTGGATCCACGCCAACAGCATTGGCGATGTAACCAAGAGCGAGATCGTGGTTCTCCTCATCACGCACGTTGGAAGCAAGAAGCTCGACTGCGTTCTGCGGAATCTCATGCTTCAGCGCATCAAGGATAAAGTCACCAACCGGAAGTTCCATGTGACGCATGGCCAAGGCGCGGTAGATCGTTTCCTCCGCACCCTCTTTGAATTGACCAGCGGTGGTCTGAACAGGAGTCCAGGTCCGCTTTCGTTGTTGTAGTTTTTCGTAGGGGTTCATTTCATTCATCAAGGACTTCTAGTGCGCGGCGGATGGTGTCTAGAGAGTTAAGGGTTTCGTCGCCGAACTCTGTCGTGTCCCAGAGCATGTCCACCTTTTTCAATTCGGCGAGCGCCTGCTCCTTCAAGCTCGGCGGCTTGGGGCGGCGGGCGGCGCGAAGTTCATTGACATCCTCTGGCTCCCATTGAGCGCAGCGCACCAAATACTCACAGCACGCCTCCAGCTCCTGGTCTGCGCCCCATTGGGCGGCTTTTTCTGAGACGTACTGCATCCACTGCACAGGGTCACTCGGATCGATGCGTTGCGCTTGCTGCGCCCATAGCCGACGCAGCTCCGGCGGTGGGGTGAGTTTGGGGTGGTCAGACTTCATACTCATTCGCCGCAATTGCAATCAGGTGCAGAATTAAGAATTGAATCCAAGTAGTCATCGACCTCAGCCTCATCCAGAGCTGCGTATGCGCTGGACTTATCCTGAACGTCGCCCATTACTTGGAGTGAGTAATAGAGAGATGTTTGGGGGCTATCCAGCCACTCCTCAATAAAGGCTTCGTCGTAGTTGATCACATCAGACCAACTATTGAACGAATACCCATGAAGAAGTCCCGTCTTATCAAGCATTGAGACAATGCCGTTTGCTACATTGAAATAATCATCCCAGCCAACTTCAGACGCGATCTCAACTGGACCGTAGTCAAAGCTCTGGACACCAAACGTACCGCTATCACGGTCAACCTGGCGGGCAATAGGAGGAGCGATCTCAGGACAGGTGGTGTACCCATCTAGGTCTTTGTAGCGGTAGCTGCACGACGCAGTAGGAGCAATGGCAAAGGCACGATCCATCGAGTTGAAGCGGGCTACCTGAGCAGCAGCTTCAATACCATTACGGAGTTCCTGAGCGATGGCATAGCCTTTGGTCTGAAGCGTTTCTCCCGCTTTAATCGCTTCAAGTGCTAGACCGAACTCTTTGTAAGAGACTCCATAACGTCGTAGTAGGTTGGCAAGGCCAAGCATTCCGAGACCGACTTGGCGATCTGTCTCGCTAGGTAGGTACTCCCCACTATCTCCGACATTCGTTTTGGAGTGTAGGCTGCACAACTCGGACATTCCGTTGACAAACGCACCTTGAATGTCATCGAGTTCACATCCGCCGAGGTTGACATGTTGAAGTAAACAGGTTCCTCGTGATGGCAGGTACACTTCCAAGCAAACGTTTCCCCTGATGCGATTTCCATCTTTGTCTACCTTTGTTTTGTTAAGCCAGATGTCCCCTCGCTTGATGCCAAAGATCAGAGCATCCCGAACCTGTTGATTAGCTTCGGTCCACCAGTGGGGATTGATGTTGACACACCGCTTTACCCAAGGAAGATCAGATCGATTAGCTTCAATAAACTCAAGGATGTCAGGATGGTTAAGGTCAAGATGGCACACGACAGCACCGTTCTTGTAAACACCCCCGCGTCGGAGTACTTCATTCAGTGTTGAGTAGATCTTGGCAAAAGAGACGGGGCCAGAGGCTACAAGTCCTTTGCCATTTTCAGCTCCTTTGGGTCGCAGTTTGCTAAGGTGGACAGCAACGCCTGCACCATATCGGAGTGCATGGCTAACGAAACGCCAACTGGCTTCGATCCCATTTTCTCCTTCCATCGTGTCTTCCACAACGAAGACTGTGCAGGAGACAGGCAACCGAGAGGTGGGGTCATCGATCCAGTTTTGTACACGGCCAGTTCGTGCAATTTGTTCGGTGGTCATTATTAGACTAGGTCTTCCAAATAAGGTGGTTTATAAGCTGGTCCCTTAAGGACCTTCCCATCGTTTCGGTAGATAGGCTTACCGTCTTCATCCAATTTGCTCATGTTGCTGCGATGCACTCTGTCTAGAGCTTCGTCCAGGTCCCACTGCATGTTGCAGGCGTACTGGTAGCAGACATAAACAAGGTCAGCTAATTCCTTCAACGCTTCAGCGTGGAGCTGTGGGCTGCTGCGGAACAACACATTCTCAGCTTCAAGAAACTCTTTGAACTCTTCAACGATCAAAGTCCGTTGCATAGTCCGTGAAGCTGGACTCGTACTGTTGCTGACCCGGAAACTTTTCCTGAACTCCTCCGCTTGTTGTGCTAGAAATGATTTCGTTTTCAAGTTCGTTCTGTAGGTAGTGGATGGCTTTCTTTAGATCTTTGCTGTAAGCTTCAGACATGCTGAGACCGCCGACACCTTTGTGGCCAGCACGGCAGATGTATTTGATAGCGTTACCAAGATGAAAGTTCAGGTCTTGGTCTCGAATGAAATCCCAGACCTGGATTTGTCCTCGTTGGTAGTAGACGGGGCCTGCAAGGTTGGAGTGGGCCATTTCTTTACTAAGTTGGATAGTGAGTTGCCAAGAACAAAGCATTGGCGTTGAAGAGCAAGGAAGATTGTGATGATGTCTTCCTTTGGTGAATCAGGGTGCCGAAGAGCGTCTTCAATCTGTTTCAGTTTGAACTGCTGCTCCATCGTCAGCTCCACTATCGGGGCTGGGATGCCAAAGTCTTGGTTCTTGATTGGTGAAATCATAATCAGTGCATTGAAGAATCTTTGCTAGTCGAGCATTTTGTAGAGCCACACTCTCATCCAACTCTTTCTCAGCAAAAGCGTTGACAACAGTCGTCCAGGTATACCCTTCCTTCTCAAATAGAGCTTCCGCCCTTTTGATTCCAATGCCAGGTACACCCGCATAACCATCTGTCTGATCGCCTGCCAACGTCTGGATAAGATGCCAGCGTCGACCTTCTTCAGCATCGATAGTTACCACACCAGTCGACATGTCATAAAGGTCACCAGGGATCTGACGCATGTCTTTGTCAGGACTGCAGATAATGTGTCCAGGTTCCATTGTTGCGTAGATACCCATTGCATCGTCAGCCTCCAGGGTGGGAAGCACGACAACTTGGTAGTCGTTCTTAAGTTGATTGATTACTCTTCGGTATCCACACGGCTTCTTACGATTACGATGTCCTTTATAGTTTGGATCAATAGTCTTGCGAAAGTTGACACTATCAGAAAAGAACAGAATAGAATCATCGAAGCATCCAAGATTATTTGCGATGCTGGATAGTTCCCGCTCGACCATGTCATAGGCTTCACTGAAGCGACTGGTGACTGTGATGACATCGTCTCCCCAGTCGATTTCAGATTCGTTGGCTGCACAGGATTTGTAGACAATAAAGTCAGCGTCAATTAACAGGCTCACTTACCTTGGCCTCGACGTAGTTTCTTGGTGCCCTTCTGTAATGAGCGGGTTCCGTTTCCTTGATGCGTATGCTTGAACTTAGCCTTTGAGTTAAACTCAACTCGGCCTAGGTTTGTTTTAGACTTGACTGCCATTAGTGTTTAGTGGATAGGTAGATTACGGCTTGAGCAAGATTGGCGATGTTATCCCCAAAGAACCCAATACCTCGGTTACAGTTTTGACATAACCAACCACGAAACATGTCCGTTGCATGGTTGTGATCCATGACAAGCTCACGATCTTTTCGACCACACAACTCACAAACCTTTGGTTTTGGTGGTGCTGTACGAATAGCCTCTAAGCGGCTCTTGTTGTACTCTGCTTCACAGCGTCGACACTCATAGCGTCGAGCTGCATTCGGTTTACTGTGGACTTGAGGTCTAAACTGTAAGAGTGGTTTAGTGACTCCACACTTAATGCACGTCCGCCCAGGTTGCTCCTGACTTAGCGTCGGCTGCAATTGGACATCGCAGGTTGTAGTACTCTCCAGCAGCTTGAGCTGCCCATAGGAGACTGAACTTGAGGTCATCAATAAACGGTGATGTAGTCTCGAACTGAAGTTCGTCGTGAATAAATGCCAACTGATGTGCGTCTATCTGAGCACGATAAATAGATTCATGTGTAAGTGACATCCAACGCTTCGCAATGCAGCCAGCCGATGACTGCAAAAGGTAGTTCAGCGACTTATGCCCCGAGTCAACGCTGATATGACGACCGTCGATGGCGCGGATGTAACCTCGCTGTGCAGCCTTCTTAGTAGCCTTAACAAGTACTTCAAGCCCAGGAATGGCATCCATATAAGCTTGTCGTATTTCCTTACCTTTCTCTCTCGCCTTGTCCTTGGGAAGCTGGGCATCATACGATAACCCGATTTTTTCATCACCTGCACCATACAGAAAAGCATAAGTTACTGTTTTAACTAGGCGTCTACTGATGCCTATTTTGTCTGCGTTCTCTTGGTGAATGTCACCGTTGAGAAGAACATGTCCGTACCTGCCTCCATCGTATCGAGCCAAATAGTGGGCAAGCATTCGCAGTTCAATCCCTGCGAGATCAGCACCAACCATGACATGGCCAGGGCTAGCGCGAAATAACTTTCTAAAGTTAAGATCACTTGGAACCTGACCTAAGTTTGGATTACGGTGAGCACAACGGTGCGTGTTGGTAGCCACTGAACAGTGGTGATGAACACGGCTGTTACGTACTAATTTCAACCAAGCATTCTTGCCTTCTGACAACATGCCGAGTTGTTTAGTTAGTTCGAGACAGCGAAAGAACTGCAGGGCTATTGGCGTACCAATATCCTTTAGAACTACTTCATCAATTGCATCTTTACCTTTGACTGTGAACTGGGTTGGCTTCCAGTCATAGAACGTCTTCATGATCCATGCAATGTGATCACGAGAAGTAAAGTTGGCATCCTTCAGCCGGGTTGATTCACATCCTGTGAAATATCCTTGGATTTTGTTAGGTCGTTTCGGATTAAAGATTGATCCAGCGACGAAAGGGTGCCGCTTCCGTAGTAGCTGAGTAAGGCCATCAAGCTCGGAATAGAGAGTTTGTGCAAGTTCCCGTGCAGCATCTTCGTCAAAGTACCATCCATAGAGTTCTTGATCAGTAAGGATCTGCGCTACTTGGTGTTCAAGTTGGACCCAGTCAGGTATTTGTGGAAATGCTTCCATAGTTTCTTAGTAACGTTGACATCCTGTACCATGTAGTCCTGCATGTCTTGACTCCACTCTTTCCAGTCGGTGGTTTTACCAAAGGATCCTTTGTATTCACCAAGGCGATAGCCGTAGGATTCAAGAGAATGTCTACCTCGAAGCTGCAACGGCATGTGTTTCCAGTTGCGCTTGGCGTCCAGAGCTAGCATGTCTGCATGGTAAAGACGTGATAGAACCAGAGTGTCAACAACTGTTGCCTTAGGTTTGAACCAAGGGAACAACTTTTTTATCACTGGAATGTCATACCCGACGATATTGTGCCCGACAAGATGAGTAGCATCTTCGAGAAGCTGAACACCTTTTGTAATAGGTTGCTCACTACCTTGATCGTTGAAGACATACGTCTCACGAGTGTCGATGTCATAGACACCAATACAGTGGATGCAGGTAACATCATTGTAGAGACCGTCAGTTTCAATGTCGAAGATGAGCTTCACTTAGCAACCCACTTGTAGGTCTTATCAACGAACTGTGCTCGTTGAATCGCTTCAGGTGTAGGAGGGTTGGGCTTATTAGGCTTAGAAATCAGTGGTTGGGTCGAAGTCTTCATCAGCTTCTGATTCAATAAACTTGCAAGTGGACAGGTCGTAGTCAAGATGGCAGGCAACGCCCACTTCTCCGCTGTAGCGGTTTTTGAGTACACGTACTGTGGTTGTACCAGCACCGGACTTAGCCTGCTGGTTTCTTTCTAAGGCGATCACGCTGTCACTTAGCTGTGCAATTGCAGCGGATCCTCTCAGTTGGCCCAGTGTTACGCGAGCTCCTTCTTCGTGGTTTGTGTCACTTGAGGTTCGCTTCAGGTGAGACACAAGGAACAATGAAATACCAGTACGCTCCACCAGGGAACGCAGTCGGGTCATCGTGGTGTCGATCATCCGTCGCTCATCACCATCAAGACCAGACAACAAGATTGACAGGTGATCAAGGAAGATAACCTTAGTGTCTAGCCCGCAAGCAAGATATTCAATTCGGTTGTAGACAATGTCGGGCTCGAAACTACCAAAGCCATCAAAAAGAAAGAGATTCCAATTAGCAAGAGTAGCCTGATAAGCTTCGGTGAGAGTAGCTCGGTCATGTTCTCCAAGGTGAAGGGATTTACCAACAGCAGCGGACATCAGTCCGAGAGCTGTTCGACGATTACTCTCTTCAAGCGCCAAGTACCCAACCCGTTCACCTTTGGTGAGTAAATGAGTTGCAAGTTCACGGCAGACGGAACTTTTCCCGATTCCACTGCCTGCAGTAATTGTAACAAGCTCACCAAGGCGGATGCCTCGGAGCTTACTATTAAGTCCGCTGAATGGGTACTCATAATCACAAGGTGGGTTAGGTGTGGTGACTAGCTCTAGGAGTGATTTGCCGTCAACAATCCCGTCAGGACGGTAAGGTTTTGCATCCCAAATAGCGCGACGAATCGCTTCAGAGTCATTGGCACTGAGGGCATCTGACGCATCTTTGTAATCACCCTGGAGCGATGCAATCTTGCACTTGCCAGGTGGTAATACGCTTGCTGCCTCCTCCGCTGCCTTACGGCCTGCCTCGTCCATGTCGAAGAACAGGACAATCTCCTCATAGTTCTGGAGCCATTGGAGAGCCCGTTGAATCGACTTTTTGGCCGAAGCGGCACCGCTAGGTAAAGAGACCATCGGCCACCCCGGCATAACTTCCTGACAACTAGCTGCATCGAGTTCCCCTTCAGTAATGACGACTCGTTTTCCAGAGCTGGGAAACAAATGCTGTCCAAAGAGGGTGCCTGGGACATTGCCTTCATAGCTAAAGACCTTGTTCTTCGTCTTTACTTTGCAACCTTGAAGGACGCCAGCATCGTCGAAATAATGGAACCGTAGAAGGTCTCCGTCCCTGTAGATCTTGTACTGTTGGCAGACTTTTTCACTGATACCTCGCTTTTGCAACCTTTGGGCTGAACCTTGGAGATAGACATTGGACATCTGTCGTGGTTGATGGGTGAGCTCACCGTCACCGTGGGTGTAGGTGGTACAAGAAAAGCAGTAGGAATGCCCATCGCTGTATAAGCTGTTGGCATCACTACTGCCGCAGTTCGGACAGGGCTCATGCCTGACGAACTCGCTCTCCAAGGGCTGCTCGGATAGCTTCATAGTTGTCGTATTGATTCTTGTGATAGCGAGACCAGTCGTTCAGCTCTTCAATGAAGACCTCAGCCACATCTTGTGGTGTGATATCCTCTTCGGCACATTCAGCCAAGATGTCAGCAAAGTAGTCACGAACACGTTGCTTTTGGGTCATCGCTTTTGGTGGTAGGTGTTGATGAGTTGTTCGTAAGCATCAAGAGCATCTTCAAACCCTTCGACGATGTCGTTGGGAGAAGCTGTCTTATCCAGGGCCACGATGAGCCCCATGGCTAGATCTTTGATCAGAGTTACGTCAGCCATTCGACAGGGATTGAGTGGTATGCAGCCCATTGGAAACCATGTTTAGTTGCCCAAGCTGCATAAGTTGTTTTAGAGCCTTTGTAGATTTTGTTGTAGGGGGATTGAAAGACGAAACGAATGTCCAACTCAGGGTTAGCTTTCTTGACTGCTTTCATCTTGCGCCGGTCATCCTCGGTGAGGTGGCCTTTGGTCTCTAGAAAGACACCATTTGGCAGCAAGAAGTCAGGACAGTACGTGTGCTGTATCTGGTATGGAACTTTGGTTGATTCGTATTCGTACTTAACCCCCAGGTTGGTGAGAAGATCAGCAACCTTCTCTTCCAACCCAGAGCGGAAAGCCATGGTTCAATCAGAACTCATCGTCGTCTGCAGTTTCTTGAGCAGGCGTGATGTTTGGTTCGCCTGTCTTGAAGCCACTGGTTTGACCAAAGAGCGCGGCAACTTCATCTTGGCCCAGGTCCCCAGAATCAACACCGGCACTGTTGCTGAGGGCGATGACTTGGATGCCGACAAGCTTGAGGCTGGTGCCATAGGTGATACCATCTTTGAGGATGTAGGGTTTCTGACGGAAGGCAAGTTTCACCTTGCTGCCGCTATAGATAGGTACAGACTCATCCGTAATAGGAGTCCCCTCAGAGTCCACCACAGGAGGGCGGTTCTCTGGTTTCCAGCTGAATTTAACTTTGTACTGATCAGTAGCGACTTCTTCCCAAGGCTCAGGCTTGAGAACGGATCGCTTCGGATTCTTCAGTTTCGATTCAGCCCACTTCAGGTTCTCAG